TCAAGTAGAAGACAAAGAAAAAGACTACATTGAAAAAGGTTTAGCAGCTAGAAAATTCTTTAAACAATTTGCATTACATCAAGATGTAATTGTTAATGAAGCTAAGATGGAAGATGGCGTTTTAACTGTGAAGTTAGGTGTTAACGAGCCAGAAGAAATCAAACCAATTGATATAGAAGTTAAATAACTATATCCAATCTTTAAGTTCATCGCCAGTAATTTTACTGGCGATGTTCATTTTACCACGAAGAGCTTTTACGATTTTTTCATCTACTGTATCTTCAGCAATAATATCAATATAAGTCATTTTTCTAGTTTGACCTGCTCTATTAATTCTAGCTTCGGATTGAATTCTTTTTTCATAATCATATCCATTTGCGTAATAAATCATAGTATTCGCTCCGGTTAATGTAATTCCATATCCTCCTGTTTGAGGTGTACCAATAATAAATCTAACTTTACTATTTGGATCTTGAATTTGTTTAATTGCATTTTGTCTTTCTTCATTAGTAGTATCACCATAATAAGTCACGTAAGTATCTTTACCAAATTTTGTTTCTACGGCATTAATAATAGCTGCAATATCATGTCTATAGTGGGCCCAAATGACAGCTTTGTTTTCTACTTCTTCTAATATATCAATTAATGCATCTAATCTTTCATTCTTAATATTTTTAATACTTCCATCATCAGCAGTAAAATGACCACAAGTAATTTGATGAAGTCTCATTAATTGAACCATAGCAGATTGTGTAGTCATTTGCTTTCCATCTAATTCTGCTAAAGCTAGAATTTTCATTTGTTGATATAATTTCTTTTGTTCAGGAGTTAATTGAATAACTCTTTTAGTATAAGTATAGTCAGGTAAATCTAAACAATCTTCTTTTAAACAACGATAAGAAAAAGGTTCTAGTTTAGAAGATAGTTCCCCTAAATTTTTATAACCAACCACTATTTGAACTGAACGACCACCAAAATTTGCTGAACGCATAACAGCATATCTAGTTCTAAATGCATAATAAGAAGAGTATTCTAGTAAATATTCATCTAAAAATTCACATTGTTTATATAAATCTAATGGTGATTTAGTTACAGGAGACCCTGTTAATATTCTTCGGTATCTAGCATGTTTACCTAAACCTACAATATTTTTTGTTCTTTTAGCATCTGGATTTTTAATAGTAGTAGATTCATCTACCGCCATTAAAGTATTATGAGTTCGTAAAAATTTAGCAGCAAAATCAAGACCTTTTTTAGTAGAAAAAGCTTCTACATTCATAATAAGAATATGAAGTTTTTCTGTGGATTGAAATAAAAGATTTAATTGATTTTGTTGTTTTTGATTAATTAAAGCGCGCCATAATACCACATCCTTTTCAACATGAGAAGCCATATGATTTGGAATTTCTGTATCATACCAGTTTTGATAAACACCTTTTGGTGCTATAATTAATGCCCCATTTATTTTACCTTTATCATAAAGCATAGAAATATTATCAATTAATACTTTTGATTTACCAGTACCCATTTCCATAAAATAGGCAAATACTTCTTTATTCCACGACTTTTCTAATGCAGTTATTTGATGTGCATAAGGTTTAGTTTTAAATTTATAATCCATAAAATTATTTATTTGTATCTTTCTATTGACATTTTATATAATAATGTATACTTACTTGTCAAGCCCATTGGAAAGTAAAAATTTATCATATGAATAATGAAGGTTCTATAGTTTATGTCATTCAAGAATTACCTGGTACAAGATCAGGTAATCCAAAATTTAATATTATAGGTGCTGCAAAATACGGCAAAATTGTCACATTATTGCCTGAATTTAGTCAAATTATTTTGTCACCAGGTCCTTTAATATTTAAATTAAGAAAATTATTAAAGGATTATACTGAAAAAGATTATTTATTATTAACAGGTGATCCTGCAATTATAGGTGTAGCGTGCTCAATTGCCGCAGATATGACAGGAGGAAAATATAACCTCTTGAAATGGGACCGACAAGAACATACATACTACCCTATAGAAATTAATTTATATGAAAGAGGAGCAGCGGAAGATGGATAAACAAGAATGGGAAATACAGAATAAACTGTATCAAATGAAAGAAAAAAAAGCACAATTAGAAAGATTTATAAGATACACAAAAGAACATTACGAACATTTAAATAATTTTACTTTGTTTAAAAAACGTGAAGATGAAACAACTTTAGAATTTATTATTGATGTTATAAAATTATTTATAACAGGACTTGACATAGTTCTAGGATTTTATTATATAAGGTTTAAAGCTTTTTATATTTTAAAAAAAGCACAGAAAGAAATAGTAACATTAACAAAGGAGATAGAAAAATATGACTATTAATTTTGAAGCAGATTCAACTGAATCTATTTATCAGGCTAATGACGCTAAGGCCTTATCCGACCAGGTAATTAAATTAAGAAACTTGGAAGATGATATAAAAATTGCAGAAGAAAATTTAAAACGACTTAAACAACAAGCTGATACTCTTTCAGGAGAAATCATTCCTACCATGATGACTGAAATGAATATTAGTACAATGAAATTAGCAGACGGATCAGCGATTGAAGTAAAACCCGTCTACGGTGCTTCTATTTCTCCAGAAAAGAAAGAAGAAGCATATAACTGGCTTCGTGAAAACGGCCTGGGTGATCTTATTAAAAATGAGGTTACTGTTTCCTTTGGTCGAAACGAGGATAACAAGGCAATTGCTTATGCAACCCTTGCACAAGGTCAAGGATATCAACCCGTCCAGAAATTAAAGGTTGAGCCCATGACACTTAAAGCACTGGTCAGAGAGCGTATCGAGTCTGGACAAGATATGCCCTCTGATCTATTTAACGTGTTCGCAGGAAACCGAACCAAAATAACAAGAGCATAGGAGGAAAAAATATGTCTCAAGAAACACTAACCAAGAAACAAGAACCAAATAGCCAAGCGGTAGTTGAAAAAGCTACAGCTGGTGCATTATCTGTCAACATATTTGAGGCAGATGCAAACCAAGGAGTAGGTAATCTAACTCAAGAAGATTTAGCATTACCTTTTTTAAAAATACTCGGACAATTATCTCCAGAAGTTAATAAAAGAGATGGTAAATATGTTCAAGGTGCTGAACCTGGCATGATTTATAATTCTGTAACAGGAGAATTGTTTGATGGAGAAAAAGGAATTGAAGTCATTCCTTGTCATTACAAGTTAGAATATATTGAATGGCAAGATAGAGGCGAAGGTTCTGGAGCTCCAGTTGCTATTCACCCTTCGTCTAGTGATATTCTTACTAAAACAAACAGAGGTGCTGATTATAAAGATAGATTACCAAATGGTAATTATATTGAAAAAACAGCAAGTCATTTTGTAATTGTTAATAGTAAGACACCTTCCACTGCTTTAATTGCCATGAAATCAACACAATTAAAGATTAGTAGGAAGTGGAATAGTATGATGGCTAGTATAAAGATGAAAGGTAAAAATGGTCTTTTTACACCAGCATCTTTTAGTCATACATATAAATTAAGAACTACTCAGATGTCTAATGATAAAGGAACATGGTTTGGTTGGGAAGTAAGTAAAATTGGTCCTGTTCAAGACGGTTCTTTATATCAACAAGCTAAAGTTTTTTCTGATAGCATTTCCAAAGGAGATGTTAAAGTAAAACATGGTGAGCCCGTTGAAACTTCATCAGAAGCTTCTCACTTTTAGTTAAGACCTATAGTGGGCGCTTATGCGCCCACTATTAATACAGGACGAAGAATGGATACAAACAAGAACAAAGAACGAATATTTATTGAAGCCTTTTCTGGATTAAAAAGAAATTTTGGATCTGCGGATTTAAAACAAATTAAAATAGATCCAAGTAGCGGTAAAGCTAAACCAGTGTATGAATGGGCTCACAGAGTATTAGAAGATAAAGACTACATAGATCATTTAGAAGGTAAACAATCCATAGGTATTCAACCATGTGATGATATTGGAATGGCAAAATTTGGTGCCATCGATATTGATGATAAACAACACAGTTATATAAATTTTCCTTATAGAACTTATTTAGAAATTATAGCAAAAAATAAATTACCCTTAGTTCCTGTTAAATCTAAAAGCGGTGGAATGCATTTGTATTTGTTTTTAAAGGAACCAGTCAAGGCTGTATTTCTTAGATCTTTTTTAGAAAAACTTTTATTTACATTAAAACTTCCACCTAACATTGAAATCTTTCCAAAACAAACAGAGTTAGGAAAAAATGCAGATGGTGATTTTGTTCATGGACAATTTATTAATTTACCTTATTACAACAAAACAGAAAGAACTGCTTTTAATTTAGATGGAACATTTTTTACGTTTGATCAGTTTATAGAAGTTATTAAAGCAAATACTTATACAGCAGATGAATTAGAAGATTTTATATTAGAACATACTAAAACTATTTTAGAAGGAGGTGGAGAAGAATTTAAAAACGGCCCTCCATGTTTGCAAAGATTAACTAAAGAAAAATTAAGTGATGGAAGAGACAGATTTTTATACAACTACATGGTTTTTGCTAAAAAGAAATATCCAGATAACTGGGAAGAAATGGTTAGAGCTGCTCCTAGTAAATACTTTCAACCGGATTCTAATGGAGTAGTAGATTGGACAGAAGATAAAACAAAAAAGAAAATTAATTCCTGGAGAAAAGAAACTAAAGGACACACCTGCAATGAAGATCCTATTTTTGCTGTATGTATGAAAGCAGAATGCAGAAACAGAAAATTTGGTTATTTATCAGATAAGAAAAAGGTATTTCCAGCATTAACTGGATTACAAAAAATAACTTATGCTGAACCTCAGTATACTTTTAATGTCACTTTATCCGATGGACAAACAACAAGAGAAGTCAGAGCAAAGAATATAAAACAAATTATTGAATTAGATAATCTTAGAGCCATTATAGGAGCAGCCGCAGATTTAGTTCCACCAAAAATAAAACAAAATGAGTTTCAAGATATTTTAGATAATCTATTTCCACCTAAACTAGTTACTCCTCCACCAAAAGGAACTACTCCAGATGAATTATTAGAACAGTATTTATTAAAATATTTAATTGGACCAAAAGCAGAAACTTTTGCAGCATTTAAAACTGGAGCTGTTTTACTTGAAAGTGGATATGCTTATTTTGTCTATTCTAGTTTTTTTGACACATTAAAAAATAAAGAATGGAAAGAAGATAGAGCAAGAACTGCAGAACAAATGACTAAATTATTTCAAGCAGAGTTTGGAATATCCAAACGATTTCCAAAAAAATCTAATGATACACATTCTCATAAACCTATAAATGTTACCAAAGTACCATTAGATAAATTTCCAGATTTATTAAGTGATAAACCTATAGCAGAAATAGTAGAGACACAATCAAGAGAGGATGTATTTTAATGAAATTTCCATTAAGTAAAACTCAGCAAAAATATTTTGATTTTATTAAACAATATTATGAAGATCATAAAACAGCTCCTACTTGTGAAGAAATAAAACAAGGATTAAATTTAATTTCTAAAAGTAATGTGTTTGCATCTATCAATGTTTTACACAAAAAAGGATGGATTACCAAACTTCCTGGAACCTGGAGAGGAATAGTTATTAATGATTAAAAAAATATTTGGTCCTCCAGGAACTGGTAAAACTACTACCTTATTAAATCATGTAGATAGATATATTAAAAATGGAACACCTTTACATAAAATTGGTTATTTTGCTTTTACTAGAAAAGCAGCTAATGAAGCTAAAGAAAGAATGTTAGAAAGAAATCCAAAGTTAGATAAAAAAGATTTACGATACTTTCAAACTTTACATTCTTTTGCATTTCATACATTAGGTATGAGTGAAGACAATGTTATGCAACCGGTTCATTACGAACAAATAGGTAAAGAATTAAATTTAAGAGTTACAGATTCCGGTGATGAATCCGGTTATTTAGAATTTAATAGTGAGTATTTTAAGTTAATTAATAAAGCTAGAGTTAAAGATATTTCTGTTGAGTCTGAATTTAATACTAATGAATGGAGCAGAGATGTTGATTATGAAACATTAGGACATATTTATTTAAACTATAATTACTATAAGAAACAAAATCATTTAGATGATTTCAATGATATGATTGAACGATTTGTTATTCAGAAAGAAAAATGTAAAGAATTTGATGTTATTTTTATTGACGAAGCACAAGACTTATCTCCCATACAATGGAAAATGTTTGATATATTAAAAGAAAAATCAAAAGATATTTATCTTGCAGGAGATGATGATCAAGCTATTTTTGCCTGGGCGGGAGCAGATGTTAAACGATTTATAGAGGAACCCGCGGAAGAAATTATATTAAGACATTCTAATCGTATACCACCAGAAGTACAAAATCTTGCTAATGTTATTTTAGGAAGAATAAAAACTAGAAAACAAAAGGATTATTTACCAAAAACCAGAGTTCAAGGATCTGTTCAACATATTTATAATATGGACCACATTAATTTATCATCAGGAAGTTGGTTAATTTTAACTAGAACTGTGTATAGATCAGATGAAATATCAAAACAATTAAAAGAATCTAATTTATATTTTAAAAGTAGGTTTGGTAAAAGTTATAATACCAAATTATATAAAGCTATTTTAAACTGGAGTGACTTATGTAAAGGTGGAAGAATAAGTTTATCAGATGCTAAAGATATGTATGAATACTTAGCAGAAAATTTAAACGAAAGTAAATTTAAAAATGAAACTCATGTAAGTATAGATGATCTTGGGTTTCATAAAAATGAATTATGGTATGAAAAATTTATACATGCAGATCAAGATGAATGTTTTTACATACGGACTATGTTATCCAGAGGTGAAAAATTATCTCAGCTACCCAAAATAGAAGTATCTACTATTCATGCTGCTAAAGGTGGTGAATGTCAAAATGTTATTTTAGTATTAGATAATGCTAAAAAAATTAGAGAGTCTATAGAAAATAATATTGAAAAAGCAGATGAAGAGCATCGAGTTTGGTATGTAGGTGCTACTCGTGCTAAGGAAAATTTATATTTATTAAAACCAAAAAAAGAAAGATATGGATATTCATTATAATATAACCAGGAGAATATATGACCGATAAAAAAATGTTTGATGAAGCTTTTCCACACGCAAAACAAGAAGGTGGAGATCATTATATGAAACATACAATTCAACCTTACACATTTATTACAGCCAACAACTTGTCTTTCTTTCAAGGAAATGTTATTAAGTATGTGGTTCGTTATAAAGATAAAAATGGTATTGAAGATTTAAAAAAGATTATTCATTACTGTCAATTAGAAATAGAAGAAATGCGAAAGGATAAATAATGAAGGTACCTATATTTGAAGCACAAACAGAATGGATTGAACCGGATGAATTTCCAGATTTACGATCATATGATGAAATTGCAGTTGACTTAGAAACTAGAGATCCTAATTTAAAAACACTAGGATCAGGTTCTGTTATTGGTGAAGGAGAAGTAGTTGGTATTGCAGTTGCTGTCGCTGGAAGAAAATTTTATTTTCCCATTGCTCACGGATCAGGGAGCAACATGGATAAGAAAAAAGTTTTAGAATGGTTTAAGGATACTATGGCTTGTCCTGCTGTAAAAATATTTCACAATGCCATGTATGACGTGTGTTGGATACGAAATTTAGGTATAAAAATCAATGGCTTAATCGTGGATACGATGATTGCAGCAAGTTTAATTGATGAAAATAGATTTGCCTATTCATTAAATGCTTTGTCCTGGGAGTATTTAGGTCATGGTAAAAATGAAGCCGCTCTAAATGAAGAAGCAAAATCTAGAGGATTAGATCCTAAAGCAGATATGTGGAAACTACCACCAATGTATGTAGGAGCTTATGCAGAAAAAGATGCTGAACTTACTTTAGAGTTATGGCAAAAATTTAAAACAGAAATTATTCAACAAGACATAGAATCTATTTTTAATTTAGAAACAGATTTATTTCCTTGTTTGGTTGATATGAGATTTAAAGGCGTTCGTGTCGATAGCGAACGAGCTCATATATTGAAACAACAATTAGTTTCACAAGAAGAACAATTACTGTTAGACATAAAAAAAGAAACAGGAATAGAACCTCAAATATGGGCAGCAAGAAGTATTGCGAAAGTTTTTGATAAACTTGATTTAACTTATTCCAGAACTGAGAAAACACAAGCGCCCTCCTTTACTAAAAATGAATTACAAGAACATTCTCATCCGTTAGTACAGAAGATAGCAAAAGCGAGAGAAATAAACAAGGCTCATACTACATTCATTGATACTATTTTACGTTTTCAACATAAAGGTAGAATTCATGCAGAAATTAATCAGATTCGTTCTGATGCTGGAGGAACTGTTACTGGAAGATTTAGTTATAATAACCCAAACTTACAGCAGCTTCCTGCAAGAAACAAGGACCTAGGACCACTGATTCGTTCTTTATTTTTACCAGAAGAAAAACATACTTGGGGATGTTTTGATTATTCTCAACAAGAACCAAGATTGGTTGTGCACTATGCAGCATTACATAAATTTCCTAGTGTATATGAAGTAGTAGATGCATATAATGATAATACAGATACAGACTTTCACCAAACTGTTGCAGACATGGCCCAAATTCCTAGAAGTCAAGCTAAGACAATTAATCTTGGATTATTTTATGGAATGGGTAAGACAAAATTACAAGCTGAACTTGGTGTGTCTAAAGAAAAAGCAGAAGAACTATTTAACACTTATCACTCTAGAGTACCTTTTGTAAAACAGTTAATGAATAGTGCTTCTAATAGAGCACAGACTCATGGACAAATAAGAACTTTACTTGGTAGATTATGCAGGTTTCATTTATGGGAGCCTAATATGTTTGGTATGCATAAAGCCATGACACATGAAGATGCACTCAGGGAACACGGACCAGGGATTAAAAGAGCTTAT